AGGGATGGGTTTCAGTGCCGTGATTGCGGCACTAAACTCAATCTCGAACTCCATCACCTGACCTATAAGTGGAAAGGACAAGAACTTGAACACCTTGAATCAGTAATCACTCTTTGTGGCACATGCCACCAAAACCGACATAATAAATGGCAAAAGAAGTAACAGCCGTACAACCGGCACAGGAAACAAAAGTAATTCAGCAAAAGCTAACCGATGCTGAACGCTTTACCAATAAGGTAATACAGGAGTTCACCGGACAGGCGGGGGGTGAAATAGCACTCACAAAGTTCCAGAAACGGCTTGTGCAGAACTACTTTATCAGCGTTGACCTTGCACTTGGTAAAGCCGAAGCAAACCGCCTGAAGAAAGAAGAATCAAAACGGGATGCCGTTGCAGTTAAATGGGAAAACGTGAATATGCCTCAGTTGGCTGTTAACGTTGTTTCATGCGCCCGTATCGGTTATGACCCTGCACTACCGAACCACATCAACATGGTTCCTTACAAAAACAACACCACCGGGAAATATGACATTGGATTTCTCCCTGGTTATCGTGGTAAGGAACTGATGGCTATGAAATACGGGCTTGATATTCCCAAAGACGTTGTTGTTGAAGTTGTTTACTCAACTGACAAGTTCAAGGTAATCAAGAAGGATATTACCAACACCGTTGAGGGATATGACTTTGAAGTTGTAAGCCCGTTTGATCGTGGTGACATTATCGGTGGCTTTTACTACCATGTTTTTGAGGACAAGACCAAGAACAGACTTATGTTTTACTCAAAGTCTGAGATTGACAAACGTAAACCGGAATATGCCTCACATGAATTTTGGGGTGGTGAAAAGCCTGTATGGAAGTGGAATGACAAAACCAAGAAGAACGAAAAGGTTGGTGTTGAGGAAGTTGAAGGGTTCTACGCAGAAATGGTGTATAAAACTTTGTACCGTGCAGCTTACGGAGCGATCACTATCGACAGCCAGAAGATTGACGATGACTTCATCCGGTTATCCGAAAATGAAGAAAATGCCAGACAGATCAAACCTAACGAAGTAGCTGAAAACGCTAACCGTATTACCGTTGACTTTGAAGAGGCTCAGGTTGTTCAGGATAAGTTGCCGGAGAAAACGGAAACTGCCGATCCACCACCGGCTGTAGAAACCAAGAATCCTGAACCACCGAAACAGGAACCACCCGTTGCTGACGGTGTAATAAAGTTCTGATGTACTTACACGTCTTAGGGTCATCGTCAGCGCAAAATGGCTACATTTTACAAGGGGAAACATCCAGCCTAATTATTGAAGCTGGATGCCCCTTAAAGTTAGCAAAACAAGCATTGAACTTTAACTTATCAATGGTAGCAGGGCTTGTGGTTGGACATAGGCATTTTGATCATTTTCATAGGGCAAAGGAATACGCATTGGCAGGAATTGACATTTACTCAAACGATGAAACATTGGCAGGTTCAGATATCCATCCACACAGAGCAAAGGTTATGGTTGAAGGACTAAAATATAAGATTGGTGAGTTTACTGTGATGCCTTTTTTGTTAAAACATGACGTAAAAAACTTCGGTTTTTTAATTCAGCATAAGGAAATGGGATTGTGTTCATTCATCACGGATAGCTTTTATTCTCCATTCGTATTCCCCGGACTTAATAATATCCTTGTGGAGTGCAATTACTCCGACAACGTACTTGAGCGTAACCTTGAAACAAGTAAGATAAACCCTGCACTGGCTAACCGGATCCGCAAAAGCCATATGTCTGAGGACACCATGATCGGATTCCTTAAAGCCAACGACACTACTCAGGTCAACAACATAGTTATCATTCACCTGAGCAACGGAAACAGTGATGCCGCACAAATTGTAAGACGAGTTACTGAAACAACAGGAATAGTACCTCATATCGCTAAACCTGGACTGAAAATAGAGTTTAACAAAACAGCGTTCTAAAATGGAAAATACAAGTTCAACAAAACCTGTCCAGCATCCTGAAACATTGAAAGAAGGTACAGTATTAATACCGTATCCCTGTTATGCTCACATGTTTACTAAAGGGGCTGAATATGTAGTTACTAAAGATGATGTTAATAAGCATGCCACTATTGGCGAATATTGGACTATAAAAACAACAACACCATGAACACTTTTTTCAACACAATCGGTCTCGGTAAGTCTGATCTCGAAAAGGCTTGCGCCAAAGCAGAAAAACAAAATGACAGAGTTATGCTTATCTTTAAACAGAAAGCTATTCCCCTGTCACCCTCTCAGGTGTGGTCTATTTACCAAAGCTGGTGGAAGGACAGATGCCCTATTACATCCATCAGACGATCCATGACAACAATGAGCGCAACTCAGGATGCCATCGGCAGACCTATCACACCAAAACTTGTCAGGACAGGCAATAAAAGAATTGGATACTACAACTCACCGGAGTTCATCTGGCGACTTGCTGAGTGATAAAAACAAAAAGATATGAAAATAGATATTGATGTACCTGATGGAAAATCGGGTGATTGGAGCGTTGAAACACTTATCGTTCCTGATAATGACTTATCACAACTAATTTCCATGTTTAAAACGGGGAGAAGTGTACCCGGTGGAACATACAAACGATTGGTTAGGCATGGAACTACGGTGATGTCAAATACGCCTGACGAAATCCGGGACTTTATGGGATTTGTTTATAGGGCAAAAGGAAGTATTCTTGTCAATGGGCTTGGACTTGGTGTTTTGCTTAAAGCACTTTTAGCAAGACCCGAAGTTACAGATGTAACAGTAGTTGAGAAGTCTGAAGATGTAATTAAATTGGTTGCTCCTACATACACAACTGATAGCAGGGTAACTATAATTCATGCTGATGCCTTCGAGTATAAACCACCCAAAGACAAGTCATACAACGCTGTATGGCATGATATATGGGATTATATTTGCGGTGATAATGTGGATGAAATGAAAAAACTCCACCGTAAATACGGAAGAAAAGCTGATTACCAAGCAAGTTGGTGTCGATATCAATGTGAACAAGCCAATAAACGAAGTTACAGCTACCGCTGAGTAATTTGTCGAAGTAATGGATTTTTATTTACCTTTGTTGCTTCAATAATGCCGAATGAACCCCGGCTTCAAACCTACAGAACCATGATCGAAATTCTCAGTTCTTCATATCGCCAACAATTAACCAACGGTCTGTCTGTAGGCAGGGTTCAACCGTTGGTTTTTTTGTTGGCTAATACTGATCGTCATGGCTAAAAGATTCATTGACACAGGTATGTTTGATGATCCTTGGTTCATGGATTTATCCAAAGATGCTAAGATTACGTGGGTTTATATTATAACTAAATGTGACCATGCAGGTATTATTGAGATAAATGAAAGATTGTTTAAATTACAAACAGGAATTAACTCTTGGTCAACTGTTCGTAAAGAATTAGATAATAGGATTTATAATCTCAGGGATATGTATTTTTTTATTCCTAAATTTATTCAGTTTCAATATCCTGATTTTCCGAAGAGTAACGTGAATCAACAATCAGGTGCAATAAAAAGACTTATTGAATTTGGACTTTTCAAAGATGGTCAACTTATTGATATTCAATGTTTGAACAGTTCATCAACTCTTAATGAAGTCTTGACCAAGACTTATGGTAATGTAAATGGTAATGATAGTATAGGTAATGGAAGTGGTAAGGTTATTACTTGGAGAGATAGTTTTGAAATTTATTTGGAAGAATGTAAACAAGCATATCGGAAATACTACAACGATGAACAGTTTATACTAACTCAATCAAAACTTAACCCAAACGTTAATGTAAAACTTTCAATAACAAAAGGGTTTGAAAACTTTTGGGGTATAGAGGCAGGTTGGAAGAACAAAAAGAAATCACGGACAAATGAAATAGATTGGAGGCAGACAATAGTTAATTCTATTGACATAAATAAGGTTTATTATACCAAACAGGAACTTGAATCTACTGTGGGTGTTCAAAAACAAAAAATGACCTACTAATGGTAATCATCGACATAAAATCCAAGGAGAAGTTTGAGATTGAACCTAAAAAGTCCGGTCAGAATTACACCACTTGTCCGGCTTGTTCTGCTGAAAGGAAGCATAAAAATGCAAAGTCATTTTCGTGGAACAATAACGAAGGTGTTGGTTATTGTCATAATTGCGATAGAACATTTGGAGTTATGAGAGAAGAAATTAAACCCGTTGAATATAAGTTCCCTGCACCGATAATAGAGGCAAAGGCATACAGTCATGCTATGGCTGCTTATTTTATGAATCGGGGATTGTTTGAATCAACAATGAAGCGGTTTAAAATATCGGAAGGTGAGCATTACTTTCCTCAGATTGAAAAGAAGCGAAATGCAATCATGTTTCCGTATTACCGTGATGGGAAACTGATAAACGTGAAATACCGTGATGGCAAAAAGAATTTCAGTTTAACATCCGGTGCAGAGTTGATTTTATTCAATCTTGATTCCATTCAGAAAAATACCACAGTTATCATTACCGAGGGAGAATTTGACTGCATGGCAATTGAGCAGGTTGGTTTTAGTTATGTTGTATCAGTGCCGAATGGAGCCAGTAAGTCGTTGAACAATCTTAAATATCTTGATAACTGCATTGACTATTTTGAGAACATTGACCGGATTATTATTGCCACAGATAAGGATGATCCTGGAGTAAACCTTCGCACACAGCTTGCGGCAAGGTTAGGTGTTGATCGCTGTTACAAGGTTGAGTTTGGAGATTGTAAAGATGCTAATGAGGTACTTATTAAGCATGGTTCTGACAAGTTGAAAGAAATCATAAACTCAGCAGCACCTTTCCCGATTGACGGTGCATTCACTGTAATTGACATTGAAGAAGAACTGAATAATCTTTTTGTCAATGGGTTGAAGAAAGGATTTACGATTGGTATGCCTGACTTTGACAAACTGATAAGTTTTGAGTTTGGTCGTTTGTACACAGTCACAGGGATTCCTTCACACGGAAAAAGCAAGTTTGTTGATTTCATAATTTCGAGATTGAACTTGATGTATAAAATGAAAGCCGCTTTCTTTAGTCCTGAGACATTCCCGATTGAATTGCATACTGCCGCAATTTCAGAACTACTTACAGGTAGAAAGTTCGGACAGAATACCATGACAAATGATGAATATTATCAAGCCAAAAAGCATATCAACGAACAGTTTTATTGGATAATGCCGGAAGATAGTTTTACTCTTGACAATATTCTGAGTAAGGCACGGCAATTGGTTTTGAGAAAAGGCGTTCAGATATTGGTAATTGACCCATATAACAAACTTGAACATCAAACAAGTCCCGGTGAAAATGAGACACAGTACATCAGTAGGTTCCTTGATACATTGGTTAACTTCGCTCACAAGAATAACATAATCTTATTCTTGGTTGCTCACCCAAAAAAGATGCAGAAGAACAACGGTGTTTATGAAATGCCAACTCTTTATGACATAAACGGATCTGCAAACTTCTTCAATAAAACAGATTTCGGGATTACAGTTTACAGGGATTTTGAGAACCAATACATCACAACGCACGTCAATAAGGTTAAGTTTAAACACCTTGGAGAAGTAGGGAATTGTGAATGGAAGTATAATGTTGATAACAATAGATTTAGTGAGTTTTCATTTCCCAATGGCACAGTAATTCACGACAATGTAAATTGGCTTGAAGATGGATTTCTTTCACCGGAATTAGTGAATAAAAGTATGCCAATATCAACTCAGTTTCCTGTAAAACCAAACAAATCAGATGATACGCCATTTTAAAAACCATGAAAGCTAAAAAAACACTGTACAATGGTTACGAATTTAGGTCAAAATTAGAGGCCAAGTGGGCTGTATTTTTTGATCTTTGCGGTATAAGATATGATTACGAGCCTGAAGCATTTATTTGCAATGATGGTTCACAATATACACCCGATTTCTTTTTACCAGACGTTTACCTTAGGTACAAAACGAATAAAGGTGTTTATATTGAAATAAAGCCAGAGTATTTTAATGACAATGAATATTGCAATAGAGTATCATCTTCAGTAAATTCTTTAATATTATTGGTAGGTGATCCTGTATATTCTACTGACATGACAAATTACCCAAACCTTGAATTGGCTCCACATTATGATGATTACATGATATTAATGTTTTGCGATCATTGCGGGTTATACAAATTTGACTATTTTGAAGGAAGTTATTATTACTGCCCTTTATGTGACAATGTGTTGATAGATGGTGGAATGTACAACAGCCCAATTAAAGCAAACGCATTACAAGCAAGGAAGCATAGATTTGAATATGTTAAACTTAACCAACAACCCTAACCCCTCACCCAAAAACTGAACCAATGAACCAAAAACTCACCGACATACCTAA